ATGCAATTCCGCGAACGGCGCCGCGTGATCCAGGTGATCCGAACCGTCTACGATCCGAACCTGAAGCGTGGGCGGTCTGAACTGGTCGGGAAGATCGACAAGGCCGCTCCCGTGGTCACCGACAAGCTGCAGAAGAGCTGCACGCCGGAGGAACTGTCGGAAGTCCTCAGCTATCTGGACGACCGTCACAACCGGCTGCGCAACGAGGCGGTGCGCGCCGGGGCGGAAACCCTGCCGGCCCAGATGCGGGAGGCGGCGGAGTATTTCCGCACCCACCGCGACGGCGACGCGCGGGCCTTCGCCACGGACATCCGCTTGGCGTGGGAGGAGTTGAAAACGGCGTTGCGCGGCTCCGGCTTTTCAAAGAACAAGCTGTTGAAGAAGGCCGCGGAGCGGACCGAGGCGCCGCCGGTCGCTGTACAGGTCACTGCGGAGGAGGTGGCCGAACCGGCGGAGGTTCCGCCCGCCGGGGCGCCGGTTCGCAAGCCGCGCGCAAGGAGTGCGAAGACCGCCCGTGTCGTTGCCCTGAACACAAAGGTTTCCAAGGCGGACGAGTTCGGCGCTCCTCCGGGCGCGTGAAAGCGGCCCCATCTCAAGCCCCCGCAAGAAACAGGAGGCTGGCGGCGTAGCGGTGGTGGGCCAAAGCGGCGGTGAGGCGGGACAGCCACGCGTCGCCAGCGGTCCGGTCGGCGGGCAGCGTACGGCGGCGCCGCGCCGCGCCTTGCCGGGCCTCGGCGGCCAAGCGGCCGTGCAGGCGAAGCGCCGCGGCGCGGGCCAAGGTGGCGTGCCGGTCCGCCCCGTCGAGAAGCGCCGTCCGAAGCACGCCGCGGGGCGGGGCGTCGTCGTGACGGCGTTCAAGATCATCCAAACGATGTGAAACGAGGGACAGCGGAGCGGGGAGTGGACGCGGCGGCGCCCCGGTGGATCCGGTCATCCTTGGACGGTAAGCCTTTTGATGACCGATGTAAAGGATAAATATCCTAGGACAGAGTGCCGCAGGGCTGACGCTTACTGGCTCGCCCAGACGATGCGGGCCATCCAGGCCACCTCCGCGCGCGGGATGCTGCGGTCCGGGTGGGCGCGGTTGATGGAGATCAACTCGATCTTGGTGGCGGTTTCGCGAAGAAGCTGCTTCGCCATCACCTCGCCACCCTTGGTGCGGACGACCACGCGGTCGTTGCGCCGGATCTGCGCGGCGGGCGAGACGATGATGGTGTCGCCGTCGCGGTAGACAGGGTCCATGCTGTCCCCCGCGATTTCCAGGGCATAGGCGTGCGGGTCGCCAATGCTGGGGAACAGAAGCTCGTCCCAGCCGACGCCCGAAGGAAATCCGGCATCATCGAAGAAGCCCGCGTTGCCCGCCTGCGCATAGCCGATGACCGGCACCCGCTGGAGCGAGCCGGCGCCGGCGGCATCGCCGACGAGGCTGACGAACTCCGACAGCGACGCGCCGGTTGCCTCCAGAACCTTGGACACGCTCTCCGTCGAAGGCCAGCGGAGTTTGCCGTCGCCGGTGGTCCGCTTGCTCTTGTTGAAGGTCGTCGGGTCCAGCCCCGCGCGCCGCGCGAGTCCGGAGGCCGACAGCCCGTGCTGGGCCGCGAGGCGGTCAATCGCCCGCCAAATGTCCGCATGTTTGAGCATGGGAGGATAATCACATAAACCGACCAGCCCGTCCCTAGGAACCTATTCATATTTTCCTTGACGAAGGACTTTAATCAGTACATAACGTGAACATGTGTTCGCCAGCCGCGCGTGCCGCGGCTCATCCGGCGCTCCGCCTGAGAGCGAAGCTGCGCCCAGGAACGCAAAAGCTGCAATTCCCAGGGAGACCTCACGCATGGTCCATCACCGCAACACGTTCATGGTTCTGTCCGATGTCGTCGGGGAACCGTTCGGCAGCGCGGAGGAGGCGTGGTTCTGGTCGGTCCAGGCGCAGGACGCCAAGGCCGCCGGCGCGCGCATCGCCGCCGGCCGCGGGCTGGTCCAGCGCCCGTGCGAGCCCGGCGACGTGCTGTGCGCGGTGGACCGGCTGTACCGCCGCCGACTGCTGATCCGCGACCATCTGCACGTGCTGGTCCATTACGGGCGCCGCCTGATGGCGCCGGACCCGGCGCGGTACCGCGAGCAGCGCGCCCACACGCTGTGGCGGGAGGCGTTCGACCGGCTCCGCCCGGTGCTGCGCGAGAAAGGCATTGTCCAGTGAGCACGCCGCTGCCCCAGCCCTGCCGGACCTTGGCGGACGCGCCGCGCGCCTGGGTGGTCTTCCGGGGCGAGGCGGAGCTGTGGTGGCTGCGCCTGCTGAAGCCGGGATTTCGCCACTGCTTCGCGTTGCTGCACGACGGGCACCGCTGGGTGATCGTCGATCCACTCTCGCCCTTCACCGACGTGTCGGTCCTCGATCTGCCCGCCGCCTTCGATCTGCCGGGCTGGTACCGCGGGTTGGGCATGGCGGTGACTCCGGCACCGGTACGGCGCGGCCTGACGCGCCCGGCCCCCTGGGCGCCCTTCACCTGCGTCGAGGCGGTCAAGCGTCTGCTGGGGTTGCACGCGCCCGCGGTCCTGACGCCCTGGCAGCTTTACCGACGGCTGGCGCGTCCCGCCGCGTCCTGATCGGCGCCGCCGTCCCGCCCCCGCTTCCAGTCGCCCTGTCTCACCACGAACAAGGACACCCCGCCCATGGCGAACCTGTTCAAGGCGCCGCGGCCGACGGCGCCGCCTGCGCCCGCCCCGGACCCCATCCCGAATCCCGCGCCCATCCCTCAACCCGCGCCGACTCCCACACACGAGCCCGTCCCCGCGCCGGCCCCGGCGCCGGTGGAAGCTCCAGCGCCGGTTCCCGTCACGACGCCCTGGTGGAACACGGCTCCGGAACCGGCTCCGGAACCCGCCGCCCCGGTCGTGGAGGCCCCACCTCCCACGGTTCCACCGGCCGCCGACCCGACCACCCCGGTTCCGGCCACGGAGGAAGAGAAGGACCCGGCCAAGGCCGCAGAGGCGCTGATCCAGCGGCGCAACCGGGGGCGGGCGGGGACGGTCCAGACGTCCTGGCGGGGTGCGCTGGACGTCGGCGCGCTGGTGCCGTTGCGCAAGCGCCTGTTGGGGGAGTGAGGCCGTGAGCGACACCAAGCATGGGCATCGCACGGGCTCCACCCAATCCGCTCCGCCGAACGGGCCGGAGCGTCTGCTGGAGCGCTACCGTGCCGCGCGGGAGCGCCGGTCGGTCTGGGAAAGCCATTGGCAGGACTGCTACGACCACGCCCTGCCCAACGGGCAGCCCTTCCGCGGCGGCGGCACCCCCGGCGAGCGGCGGGTGGACCGGCTGTTCGACGGAACGGCGCCCGACGCCGTGGAACAGCTCGCCGCCAGCCTGCTCGCCGAGCTGACTCCCCCCTGGTCGCGCTGGTTCGGGCTCCAGCCCGGTCCGTCGCTGCCGGACGGAGAGCGCGACCGTGTGGCCCCGATGCTCGACCGCGCCGCCAGCATCGTGCAGGCGCATGTCGACCGCTCCAACTTCGCCGTCGAGATCCATCAGGCCTTCCTCGACCTCGTGACGGTGGGCACCGCCTGCCTGCTGATGGAGGAGGCGCCGCCCGGTGCCGCGTCCAGCCTGCGCTTCACCGCGGTGCCGTTGGCCGAGGCGGTGCTGGAGGAGGGGGCGGACGGACGGCTGGACGGCACCTTCCGGCGCAGCGAGGCGACCCTGGCCCAGATCGAGCGCCGCTTTCCCGGCGTGACCATCCCGGACGAAGTGCGGGAACGCGGCGCTGCGGAACCGGACAGCCGCTTTCCGCTGGTCGAGGCGGTGCTCCCGGACGGGCTGGCCTACCGCTGGACGGTGGTCCTGGACAGCGGGCTGGCCGATCCCGCCACGCTGGCCGAGGGGCGCTTCGCGCAATCGCCGTTCATCAACTTCCGCTGGCTGAAGGCGCCCGGGGAGACCTATGGCCGGTCGCCGGTCATGAAGGCGCTGCCCGACATCAAGACCGCCAACAAGGTGGTGGAGCTGGTGCTGAAGAACGCCTCCGTCGCCGTCACCGGCATCTGGCAGGCCGACGACGACGGGGTGCTGAACCCCGCCACGATCCGGCTGGTGCCGGGGACGATCATCCCCAAGGCGGTGGGGTCGGCCGGGCTGACGCCGCTCGCCAACCCCGGCCGGTTCGACGTGTCGCAGCTCGTGCTCGACGACCTGCGGGCGCGCATCCGCCACGCGCTGCTGGCCGACCGGCTGGGGCCGCTGGACCAGCCGCGCATGACCGCGACCGAGGTGGTCGAACGCTCCGCCGAGATGGCCCGGCTGCTCGGCGCGACCTATGGGCGGCTGCAGGCGGAGCTGCTGACCCCGCTGGTGCTGCGCGCCGTCGGCATCCTGCGCCGCCGCGGCGAGATCCCGGACATCGCGGTGGACGGGCGCACGGTGGCCCTGCAGCACCGCTCGCCTCTGGCCCAGGCGCAGGCGCAGCGGGACGTCCAGGCGACGCTGCGCTGGCTGGACACCGCGCGGCAGCTCGGCCCGGAGGCGCTGTCGGCGGTGGACGTCGCGGCGACCGCGCGCTGGCTGGGCGAGGCCTTCGGCGTGCCCGGCAAGCTGGTGCGGGCGGAGGCGCCGCATGGCTGAGCCGGCAGGATCGCACAAAGCCGGGTGGGACTGGCTGGAAGGCGTGCCGCCCGCCGATGCCGTTCCGGCGGGCGATCCGGCGCCCAGCTTCGCCCGCTGCTTCGCCGGGCCGGACGGGGCGCGGGTGCTGGCCACGCTGAAGGCCATGACGCTGGAGCGCACGCTCGGCCCCGACGCCTCCGACGCCGCGCTGCGCGACCTGGAGGGTCAACGCCGTCTGGTCGCCCTCATCCTCGCCCTGATCGCCCGCGGGCAGGGCGCCTGATTCCTTCATCGACAAGGAGCTTTCCATGGCCGAAAACCTGCTGACGTCTACCGTTCCCGGCGCCCCGCCCGCGGTACCCGAGAAATTCCGCGATCCGGAGACCGGCGCGGTGCGCGTGGAGGCGCTGCTGAAGTCCTACCTGGAGCTGGAGCGCAAGCTGTCCGCACCCGCATTCGGTGATGGCGAACGGCCCGACCTGCTGGCGCCGCCGGGTGTGCCGGACGGGCCGGAAGGTTATTGCATCGCCTGCGATCACGGGCTGTTCGAGCCGGACCCGGCGATCAACGGCCGCCTGCACGGCGCCGGCTTCACGCCGGAGCAGGCCCAACTCGTCTATGACCTCGCCGCCGAGCGGCTGGTCCCGCTGATTCAGGAACTGGCCGCCGAGTTCCAGGCGGAACGCGAGGTCGAACGGCTGTCCGCCCAGTTCGGCGGGACCGAGCGCTGGCGGGAGGTGTCGCGGCAGCTCCACGCCTGGGCGGTGAAGAACCTGCCGGCCGCGGCGGTGGAAGGCCTCTCGACCACCTATGAGGGGGTGATGGCGCTTCACCGGATGATGACGGGCGGCGAACCGGCGGCCCTGTCCATGCCGGCCGGCGCGCCATCCGCCGGTGGGGAAGCGGAATTGCAGGCGCTGATGCGCGACCCCCGCTATTGGCGGGACCGCGATCCGGGAGTGGTGTCGAAGGTGACCGACGGGTTCCGGCGCCTGTACCCAACCGCCTGATCAATCACCGGTCCGGCGGCGCGGCGCGCTTCGCGAAAGAGCTTTGCGAAGCCGCGCCGCGCCGGATGGGCGAAATGTCGCAGCCTGTTTGAAAGCGGTGCGGGAAGGCCGGAGCGGGCAACTTGGACGTTGCGTGTTTGAAATAAAAAAGCGACGCTTTCGCGCAGAATGACAGCCGGCCCAAGCAGAGGCCGGGTGGGATAACCGCCGCCGGAATCGCGATGACGCTGCGCCGCAAGATCCACTGGCTGACCTGGATCGGCCTGATCGGCTGCCTCATGGCGGCAATACCGGCGCTTTACCTGCTGCGCAGCGGTTTGATCACGGAACGGGAACGGCTGACCCACGCGCTGGTCGGGTCGGCGCACGCCATGCTTGGCGAAATCAACGCGGCCATCGAGGCGGGCGCCCTGCCGCGGGACGAAGGCCAGGGGCAGGCGCGGCTGGCGCTGCGGGCGCTCGGGCGCGATCCCTTCCATGTCAGCGTCTTCACCGACGGGCGCGTGCCAGACGGGTGGATGGGCGAGGGCCACGCGGTCCGCGCCAGCCAGACCTTCGAACCCTGGGGCTGGGCCATCGCGGCGGCCAGCGGAACCGACGACCTCGACCGCGAATTCGCCATGGAGGCCCTGGCCTTCGTCCTGTTCATCGGCGTCCTGCTGGTGCTGAGCTGGCCGCTGTCGGTGTTCCTGTCGCAGCATGTGCTGGGCCCCATCGAGGCGCTGTCGGAGCGGATGGAACGGCTGACCGAAGGGCAGACCGGCATCGACATCCCCGGCCGCGACCGCAAGGACGAGTTCGGTGCCATGGCCCGCGCCATGGACTATTTCCGGCAGGCCGCCGAGGCGCTGATCGTGCGCGACGAGCGTTTGTTCGGCATCATGAACAACATCGGCGAAGCCATCGTGCTGGTCGGCGAGGACGGCCGGGTCCAAGAGCACAACCCCGCCGCCGTCGCGCTGTTCGGCGTGCCGGCGGAGCGGCTCGACGGCCATCGCTTCGCCGACCTGTTCGCCGAGGAGGACCGCGAGCGGGTCGCCCGACTGCTTGGCCTGGGTCCCGGGCCGGGGATGCCGGCCGAGGACGGTGCGGCGGGGGCGGGCACCGGCGGCCGCACGGAGCGCGCCGAGGAACTGGCGATCGAGCGCGAGGACGGGCGGATCGACGCTTCGCTCTCCCTGTCCTGCCTGGATGTGCAGGGGCAGCGCAGCTACGTCTGCGCGTTGGCCGACATGACGGAACGGCTGCGCCATGAGCGGGAGCTGCTGCGGCTGGCCACGCGCGACCGGCTGACTGGCTTGCCGAACCGCGCCCTCATCGAGTCGCTGCTCGACACCTCGATCGAGCGGGCGCGCCGCCATGGCCGCCGCTTCGCGGTGCTGTGCCTGGACCTGTCGCGCTTCAAGCTGATCACCGACACGCTGGGCCACCACGCCGGGGACCTGCTTCTGCAGGAGGTCGCCTCGCGGATCGTCGTCACGGTGCGGGCGAGCGACACGGTGGGGCGCATCGGCACCGACGACTTCGCGGTGATCCTCGACGAGGTGGGCGAGGCGAAGGAGGCCGAGATCGCCGCCCAGCGCATTCTGGCCGCCTTCGATGAGCCGGTGCTGCTGATGGGGACGGAGCATTACGTCCGCCCGTCGATCGGCATCGCCCTGTTCCCCGACCATGCCGACAGCGCGCAGGAACTCATCCGCTCCGCCGATACCGCGCTCTACGCGGCCAAGCGGGCCGGCGGCAAGCGCCACGCCTTCTTCCGCAAGGAGTTGGCCGACCAGGCGCACCGCCATCTGGCGCTGGACCGCGACCTGCGGGCGGCGCTGGCGCGCGGGGAGTTCCAGCTCCACTACCAGCCCAAGGTGTCGCTGGTCGATCAGTCGCTGGAGGGGTTCGAGGCGCTTCTGCGCTGGGACAAGCCCGGCTTCGGGATGATCCCGCCCGGCGAGTTCATCCCGGTCGCCGAGGACACCGGCTTCATCGTGCCGCTCGGCGACTGGGTGCTGGACGAGGCCTGCCGCCAGTTGCGGGAGTGGATCGACCGCGGGCTGGAGCCGGTGCCGGTGGCCGTCAACATCTCTCCGCGCCACCTGCGCCAGCGCTCCGCCGAGGACTTCCGCCGCATCATCGACCGCCACCGCCTGTCGCCCGATCTGGTTGAGCTGGAGATCACCGAGGGCGCGGTGATGCAGGACATGGACCACGCCCTGTCCGTCCTGGCCGCGCTGAAGGCCATGGGCATCCGCGTGGCGGTGGACGATTTCGGCACCGGCCATTCCTCGCTGAGCTACCTGAAGCGGCTGCCGGTGACGACGCTGAAGATCGACCGCTCCTTCGTGAACGGCGTTCCGAGCGAGCGGGAAGACAACGGCATCGTCTCCACCATCATCGCCATGGCCGACATGCTGGGGCTCGACGTGGTGGCGGAGGGGGTGGAGAAGCCGGAGCAGGCCAATTTCCTGCGGCACCACAACTGCACCCTGGTCCAGGGCTGGCTGACCGGACGCCCCGTTCCCGCCGGGCAGGCCGCCGACCTGCTGGCCGTGCGGCTGCGCCGGACGGCGTGAGAGGGAAGAACCGGGGGCCGTCGCCCCCGGTCCGTCCTCCCGATTCGGCCCTGACGTCAGCGCAGCGCGCCCTTGACGTCCTCGTACTTGTCCTTCTGCCAGGACTCCAGGCCCTTGAGGTCGTTCTCCGTCATGTCGACGGTCAGGCGCTTGCCCTTCATGTGCAGCCGCTCCAGCGGCAGGACAACGTCCTTGTCGCTGAAGTCGGCGATGTGATCGACATCGATCACCGCGAAGGTCTGGCCGCCCTTGCGGACGATGCCCTCGATCTCGGCGATGTCCTTGCCGTCGCTGCCGTAGACGTCCTTCCCCTTGAGCTGGGCAGCGGTCATTTTCGCGACCGCCGGGTCGAGCGAGCCGTGGGTGGCGGCGACCTGTCCGGTCGCCTTGTTGCTCGGGACCTCCTTGGCGGCGGTTCCGGACGTGCTTTCGGCCAGGGCCGGCGTGGCGAGCAGAAGCGCTGCGACGCCGCAGGCGGTGATGATCGTCTTCATGAAGCGTGTTCCTTTTTTATGCCGTGTTTTCGGGCCGTTGAGGCCAACCGTTCAACAGCGTGGCTTCGGGGGATATTCCGTTCCCCGAGGGAGTACCGCGGCAAGGGAATGGCTTCGCATCAAAGGAAAATATTCTTGACATGACAGGCCGCATGTCCTAGAAACTCTCTTGCCAACGCCCGTCGTGCGTCCCCTCACGCGGTGGGCCGCGGCATCCCGAACCTCCCCTCCATGCCTGTCCTGAAAGAGGCTGGCCGGACAACCGAAAGGCCCGGCCAGCCTCTTTCTTTTTCGCGCTTCGCCCGCGGCCGGGCGCGCGTCCCCTTGTCCTTTTCCGGGACCGGGCGCGCCCGACAACCGGGTGGCGGAATGCTTCCCGCCGGACGGGACCCCGCAGAACGCGAAAGGAATACAGTCCAATGTCCACCTCGGTCGCCCAGGCTTTCGTCAAGCAGTTCGAACGTGAAGTGCACGACGCCTACCAGCGCATGGGCTCCAAGCTGCGCAACACGGTGCGCACCAAGAACAACGTCCAGGGCGCCTCCACCGTCTTCCAGAAGGTCGGCAAGGGCACCGCGTCGACCAAGGCGCGCCACGGCGCCGTTCCGGTGATGAACCTGGACCACACGCCGGTCGAATGCACACTCTACGACTTCTACGCCGGCGACTGGGTCGACCGGCTGGACGAGCTGAAGACCAACATCGACGAGCGGCAGATCATCGCTGGCGCCGGCGCCTACGCGCTGGGTCGCAAGACCGACGAGCTCATCCTCGGCGAGCTGAACAAATCCACCAACTTCGCGGGCGGTTCCAGCGACGGGCTGACCAAGGCGAAGGTGCTGACGGCCTTCGAGAAGCTGGGCGAGTCCGACGTGCCGGACGACGGCCAGCGCTACGCCGTCGTCGGCTGGAAGCAGTGGAGCCAGCTCCTGGGCATCGACGAGTTCGCCAGCACCGAATATGTCGGCGCCGACGAGCTGCCCTGGCGCGGCACCCAGGCCAAGCGCTGGCTGGGCACGCTGTGGATGCCCCATTCCGGCCTGAAGGCGGAGGGCGGCGTGCGGCTGTGCCACTGGTACCACAAGACGGCCGTCGGTCACGCCTCCGGCGCCGACGTGAAGACGGACATCTCCTGGCACGGCGACCGTGCCGCGCATTTCGTCAACAACATGATGTCGCAGGGCGCCGGACTGATCGACGCGGCGGGCGTCGTCACCCTGCGCTGCCTGGAAGCCTAACGCCCTCCCTGCCGACGATCGAAACGGAGTTTTCCCCATGGCCTATCTTCCGAAGGACCTGAGCGTCCTCGCCTACGCCAACGGCTTCACCCTGTGGCACTACACGACGCCGGACGCCGCCACGCTGGTGGACAACAGCGGCTATTTCAACGGCGCGTCCGACCTGCTGCGCGGCGGCGACATGATCCTGGCCAACACCGGCACTGCCGGGACGCCCGCCGCCGGCGTCTTCGTGGTCGCCGCCAACGCGGCGGGGGTGGTGGATGTCACCAACCTGTCGCCCTTCGGCGCGTCCAACACGGACTGACGGACATCGTTCGATTTTCCCTCTCCCGCCCCGGGAGAGGGAAGGGGCCCGCGCAACGCGCGGGAAGGGTGAGGGTGCCGGCAACGGGCTGGCGCTCGATCTTTGCAACCACCTCACCCGCCCGCTTCGCGGGCCCCCTCTCCCGGGGCGGGAGAGGGCTTTGGAGGATCGATCCCATGGCATTGACGGCTATCGGGCTGTGCAGCCGCGCGCTCATCAAGATCGGGGCGACGGCGATCACCGCCTTCGACGAGGGCTCCGCCGAGGCGGAGGTCGCGGCGGCGCTCTTTGAGCCGGCGCGCGACGCGCTGCTGTCGGCCAACGCCTGGAGCTTCGCCACCCGGCAGGCCCGGCTGCCGCGGCTGGCCGACGACCCGGTCGCCGATTACGGCGCGGCCTTCCAGCTTCCCGCCGACTTCCTGCGCGCGCTCGCCGCCGGGTCGGGTGGGCGGGGCCGCGGGCTCGACTACCGCATCGCCGGGCGGGCGCTACACGCGGCGTCCGACGCGGTGGTGCTGACCTATGTCGGGCGCCCGGCGGAGGAGGATTTTCCCGCCTTCTTCGATCAGGCGCTGATCGCCCGGCTGGCCGCGGAGTTCTGCATTCCGCTGACCGAGAGCACGAGCCGGGCGGAACTGCTGCAGCGGCTGGCCGAGAGCGAGTTCCGCCGCGCCCGCCAGATCGACGCCCTGCAGGACAGCCAGCCGGGCTTCGAGGATTTCACCCTGATCGACGCGAGGGGCTGATGGCGCGGGTTCGTCAGGTGAAGACCAACTTCACGGCGGGGGAGATCTCGCGCCGGCTGCTCGGGCGCGGCGACCTGCGCGCCTACGACAACGGGGCGCTGGCGCTGCGCAACCTGTTCATCCACCCGACGGGCGGGGTGACGCGCCGCTCCGGCCTCGCCTTCGTCGATCCGGCCCGCGGCGACGGGCGGCTGGTCGCCTTCGAGTTCAACACGGAACAGACCTACCTGCTGGTCTTCTCCGAGGGGCGGATCGACGTCTACGGCAACGACGCGCCCATCGCCAGCGTGGAGGCCCCCTGGACCGCCGCCCAGCTTCCCCAGATCACCTGGACGCAGAGCGCCGACACGCTGCTGGTCTGCCACCCCGACGTGCCGCCGCGCAAGCTGACCCGCAGCGGCGCCGACGCCTGGGCGCTGACCGGCTGGAGCTACGTCGCGGAGGGGGAGCGGGTGGCGATGCCCTTCTACCGCTTCGCCGATCCCGCCGTGACGCTGACCCCGTCGGGCACCGACGGGCTGGTGACGGTGACCGCCTCCGCCCCGGTCTTCGACCCGAAGCAGGAGGGCACCCGCCTGCGCATCCAGGGCAAGCAGCTTCGTGTGGAAGGGGTGGTGTTGGCGACGCAGGCCACCGCGACGGTGCTGGAGACGCTGGCCGGAACCGCCGCGACGACGGCCTGGGACGAGCAGTCCTTTTCGCCGCGGCGCGGCTGGCCGGTGTCGGCGGCCTTCCATCAGGACCGGCTGGTCATCGGCGGGTCGCGCGACCTGCCCAACCGGCTGTGGCTGTCGCGTTCCGCCGACCTGTGGAACTTCGACCTCGGCACCGGGCAGGATGACGAGGCCATCGAGTTCGGCATCCTGTCCGATCAGGTGAACGCGGTGCGCGCCGTCTTCTCCGGACGCCATCTCCAGGTCTTCACCTCCGGCGCGGAATACATGGTGTCGGGCGATCCGCTGACCCCGCAGAACATCCAGGTGCACCGGCAGACGCGCATCGGCTCGCCCGTGGACCGCTCCGTGCCGCCGCGCGATGTCGACGGGGCCACCCTGTTCGTCTCGCGCAACGGGCGGGAGATTCGCGAATTCCTCTACACCGACACCGAGGCCGCTTATCAGGCCAACGATCTGGCGCTGCTCGCCCGCCATCTGGTGGTGAAGCCGCGCGACCAGGATTACGACCAGGGCCGCCGCCTGATGTTCGTGGTGATGGAGGACGGCGCCCTGTGCGCCCTGACCGTCTACCGGCTGGAGCAGGTGACCGCCTGGACCCGGCTGGAGACGGACGGGGCGGTGCGCTCCGTCGCGGTGGTCGGCGACGAGGTCTACGCGCTGGTCGACCGTGCCGGGCGGTGGAGCGTGGAGCGCTTCGACGACGGGCTGAACCTCGACGCCGCCCTGGTCGGCGACCATGACACCCCAACCGCGGTATGGAGCGGGCTGGACCATCTGGAGGGGCGGACCGTCGCGGTGGTCGCCGACGGGACGGTGCGCGCCGACGCCACCGTCGCCGCCGGCAAGATCGTGCTCGACCCGCCGGCCCGCCACGTCGAGGCCGGGCTGCCCTACAGCCACCGCATCGAGCCGCTGCCGGTCAGCCTGCTCGGTCAGGCGGGCGGGACGGACGCGGTGCGGCTGGTCTCCGTCGGCTTCCGGCTGGAGGAGACGGCGGCGCTCCACGCCGACCTGGGGCGCGGTCTTCAGGAACTGCCGCTGCACCGGACGGGGCCGCAGGCCGCGGGCGGTGTCCCGGCGCTGGTCTCCGGGGACCGCAAGCTGCGGGCGCTGGGCTGGCGGCGCGACAGCGACCGGCCGCTGTGGAGCATCCGGCAGGACGCGCCGCTGCCCTTCACGCTTTTGTCCGTAACCATGGAATTGAGGGTGAACGACTGATGGGCGGAATCACGACCCTGGCCACGGCGGCGCTGCCGCTGGCCAACTCCGTCGCCGACACGGTGGACCGCGTCTCCGGCACCTCGGACAGCGCGCGCCGGCAGCAAGCCGCCGACGAGCGCCGCTACGCCCAGCAGGCGGAGCAGCAGCGCCTGCAATGGCAGCGCGAGGACGAACTGCGCCGCCAGGACCAGGAGCTTCAGCGCCAGAAGGAGGAGCAGGCCCGCGCCGAGGCGGAGCGACAGCGCAGCCGCGAGATGGACTGGCTGGCGCAGAGCCAGAACCTGGCCGCCCAGCAACTCCGCGCCGGGCAGGCCGCCACGCTGGCGGACAAGGAAGGCGACGCCCGCACGCGGCTGGCCCAGATGTCCGCCGCCACGCAATCCGACGAGCGGCGGCGCGTAGACGCCCTGCGCCGCACCGTGGCGCGCACCCGCGCGACGCTCGGCTCCAACGGGGTCAGCGCGGCCGACGGCTCCGGCGAGGCGATCCTGCTCGGCGTCGTCAAGGACAGCGCCGCGGAGCGCGGGGAGGCGGAGGGTACCGACCGGCTGAAGCGCGAGGCCATCCAGCAGGAGGTGGACAGCGTGCGCCGCCGCAACCTGCTGGAACAGGCGCAACTCGCCGAGCGCCAGCGGCTGGAGTTCATGAGCCGCTTCTACTGACACCCCGGTCCATCCACGCAGCAGGAGGGGGCGCCCCCATGCCCAGCGCAATCGACCTTCCGCGCGGCACCCCGCGCGTCCAATATCTTGCCGACGGCGTGCAGACCGACTTCGTCTTCCCATTCCCGATTTTCGAGGACGGTGACCTCCAGGTCTTCCTGGGGGCGGCGCGGCAGACCACCGGCTATTCGGTCCGCGGCGCCGGAGAGACCGCGGGCGGCACGGTGGCCTTCGCGCCGCCGCCGGAGGCTGGGACGCCCGTGCTGCTGCGCCGCCGCCTGCCCATCGAGCGGATGAGCGACTTCCTGGAGAGCGGGCCGCTTCCGGCCTCCAGCCTGAACCGCGAGTTCGACCAGCTCACCGCGGCGCTCCAGCAGGTGGCCGGCGACCAGGAGTTGATGCTGCGCTACACCGACACCGACCTGCCGGCCTCCAACCGGTTGCCGGAGCGGGCGGTGCGGGCGGGGCAACTCCTGGCGTTCGATACGGTGGGAAATCCCATCGCCCGCCCGCCGGTGAACGAGGAGGCGCTGTCGACCTTCGTCGCCCCCGGTGCCGGAGCGGTGCGCCGCCCGGTGCGCGAGAAGCTGGCCGACGCCCTGTCGGTGAAGGATTTCGGCGCGGTCGGCGACGGCGTCGTGGACGATACGCGGGCGATCCAGACCGCGCTGACCAGCGCGGACGCCGTCCATGTGCCGCCGGGCACCTACCGGATCACCAACACCCTGACCGTGGGCTACGGGCAGACACTGTACGGGGCGGGGCAGAGGTCGGTCATCGCCGGCTCCTCGGGCGCGTTCGACCTGATCCATCTGCCGGACGGCTACGCCACGGTGAGCGGCCTGCGGCTGGAGCGGGGCGACGCCGCGGTGCGGCTGTTCGGGCGGGACGGCCCCTGCGTGCACAACACGCTGAGCGATCTGACCATCTGGGAGCCGCGGGTCGGGCTGCTGCTCGACGGCCACACCGATCCCAACCGGCCCTGCTACTGGAACATGGTGTCGCGCGTGCTCGTGGCCCGCCCGTCGCTGCACGGTGTGTGGCTGACCCGGACGGGGGAGGGCGACACGCCCAACGCCAACCGCTTTTCCATGGTGCGCGTCTACTCCCTGTCGGCACCCATCGCCGGCTGCGGCTTCTTCGTGGAGCAGGGCAAGTACAACAACAGCTTCCAGGACTGCGAGGCCAACCTGTCGACGATGGCGCTGGCCGGATTCCGCGTCGGCGCCAACACCGACAAGACGCTGATCCAGAACTTCTACGCCGAATCGCTGGGCGGCGTGCCGAATGTGCAGCTCGACGCCGGGTCGGTGGAGACGGCCATCGTCAACCTGCTGTCGATGTCCGCCGGCCCGGCCATTTACGACCTGTCGGGCGGCCGCTACACGGCGGTGAACGCCGGCTATCCGGAAAAGAACCGGCTGGCGCGCAGTCGCGTCTCCGAGCTGGTCGTCGAGGCCCTGCGCTACGACACCGAGTATGTGGAGCCGCAAGCGGGCGGCGTGGTCGCGCTGGACCTCGCCAGCTCCATCTATCTGGTCAGCGCCTACAGCGGCGACGTGGAGCTTCGGCTGCCGGCGGCGGGGGCGGCCAACGGCCATGCGGTGACGGTGAAGCGGACCGACGCCTCCACCCACCGCCTGACCATCACCGAGGAGGGCGGGCCGGGCCCGGACGGCCGCACGGCGGCGCTGGGCAACCGCTACGACTTCGTGACCATCGTGTCGAACGGGGCCGGCTGGTGGGTGGTCGGCGGCAACAACCGGCCGGGCAACGCCCATTTCCACGACCAGCCGGGCCTGTTCGAGCCGGACCTGACCCAGGCGCTCTATCTGGTCAGCGCCTTCGGCGGCGCCGTCACGGTGCGGCTGCCGGCGCCGGGGGCGCTCCATGCGGTCGGGCGCACGGTGACGGTCAAGAAGGCCGACGTGTCGGGCAATCCGGTTACCGTCACCGTGCAGGGCGGCGGTGGGCCGGACAATGCCCCGGTGACCCTGAACGCCACCGGCAGCGCGGTCACGGCCATGTCCGACGGCGCCGGCTGGCACATTCTGGGGCGGGTGGCGTGATGGAGGCGGCGGAAACGCGCAAGAAGGGCTTCTTCGCCTTCGTCCAGAACTGGAACCGGCAATCGGAGCTGACCACCCCCCGCCACCATCTGCAGATCGCCGCGTGGCTGGAGCGGCAAGCCGTCGGAGTCGGGTCCTTAGGCATCGGGCCGCGCCTGCTGCTGATGGCCTTTCGCGGGGCGGGCAAGTCGTCCATCGTCGGGCTGTTCGCGGCCTGGATGCTCTACCAGGACCCCAACCGCCGGCTGCTCGTCCTGGCGGCGGACCTGAAGCTGGCCAAGAAGATGGTGCGCAACGTCAAGCGCATCATCGAACGCCATCCCGACACCCGCGGCCTGAAGCCCTCGGCGAAGGAGCGCGACCAGTGGGCCGCCGACCAGTTCACCGTGGTGCGGGCGCAGGAGCTGCGCGACCCCTCCATGGTGGCGGCGGGCGTGGGCGGCAACATCACGGGCAGCCGCGCCGACGTGGTGATCTGCGACGACGTCGAGGTGCCGCGCACCTCCGGCAGTCCGGGCAAGCGCGCCGACCTGCGCGAGAGGCTGGCGGAGATCGACTATCTGCTGGTGCCGGGCGGGGTGCAGCTCTATGTCGGGACGCCGCACAGCTACTACTCCATCTACGCGGAGGAGCCGCGGACGGAGGCGGGCGAGACGCGGCCCTTCCTGGACGGCTTCGCGCGGCTGGTCCTGCCGGTCTACACCGATAGCCCGGACGGCCGGCGCCGCTACGCCTGGCCCCAGCGCTTCGGCGAGGCCCACGTCAACCGCATCCGCAAGACGACCGGCCCCAACAAGTTCACCAGCCAGATGCTGCTGCAGCCGGTCAACGAGGCGGAAGGTTTCCTCGACCCCGACCGTCTGGGCCGCTACGACGGCGAGCTGGAATACCGCGAGTCGGCGGGGCGGGCGGTGCTGACGCTCAACGGCCTGCGCATGGCCTCGGCCTCCTGCTGGTGGGACCCGGCTTTCGCGCGGCCGGCGGCGGAGGGCGGCAAGCCCGGCGATTCCAGCGTCGTCGCCGCGGTGTTCGGCGGCGCGGACGGGCGCTTCTACCTGCACCGCGTGCTCTACCTGTCGGTGGACCCCGGCGATCCGGACACCGAGGCGGAGCAGCAGTGCCTCCAGGTCGCCCGCTTCCTGGAGCGGCACCATCTGCCGGCGGTGCATGTGGAGATCAACGGCATCGGGCGCTTCCTGCCCGGCCTGCTGCGCAAGGCGCTTCGCACGGAGAAGGTCGGCGCCGCCGTGGTCGAGGAGGCCAGCCGCCGCGCCAAGGCGCTGCGCATCCGCGAGGCGTTCGACGCCCTGCTGGCCGACCGCCGGCTGCTCGCCCACGCAACGGTGTGGGAGACGCCCTTCATCCGCGAGATGCGCGAATGGTCGCCGGACGGGCGTTACACGGGCCGCGACGACGGGCTGGACGCGGTGGCCGGCGCACTGTCCTGCGAGCCCTTCCGCTTCGACCGCCAGCCGGCGCCGGGGCGGAAGGCGGACTGGCGCGCCGCGGCGGCGCCGAGCGCGCCCGCAACCCCGGCGGGGGGCTGGGACGTGTGACCATGCCCACAAAGTCCGATGGTCCGACGGGCCGCCTTCCCCGACCGGAAGGCGGCCTTTTCTTTTGTCTTTTTTTGGAGAACGGAGATGCAGGAGTCCATCGACCTGTCCTGGTGGATCACGGCGGTCGAGCTGCCGGTCATGGGCGGGCTGTTCTGGCTGATCGCGCGGTTGCGACGGGACGCCGAGTCCGCGCTGGAGACGGTACGGGCGCGCGCCGAGACCGCCCAGGCGCAGGTCCGCGAGAGTTTGGCCGCATACAAGCTGGAGGTCGCCAAGACCTACGTCTCGGTCGCGACGCTGAAGGATGTGGAGCGGCGGCTGACCGACCATCTGCTGCGCATCGAGACCAAGCTGGAAAACGGCTGCGCGCCGTTCGCCCAGCCTTACGCCCCGCCCTACGGCGACGGAGGCCGCCGATGAGGGTGCGCGTCCTCAAGCCGGAGCCCGGACCGAAGGATCCGCCTCCGGGTCCGTCCGCCGACGTTTCCGGTCACGCCATCGACACGCTCGCCCGCACCCTGTGGGGAGAGGCGCGCGGCGAGTCCGTGCGCGCCATGGAGGCGGTGGCGGCGGTCGTGATGAACCGCGTCGGTCGGGCGCGCGACCACGGGGGGTGGTGGTGGGGGAATGACGTCGCCGCCGTCTGCCGCCTGCCGGGACAGTTTCCCTGCTGGGACCCCGATGCGCCGGGACGGCTGGGGCTGCTGTCGGTCACCGCCGCGGACCCGGTCTTCGCCGCCGCCCAGCGGATCGCCCGCCGGGCGGTGGCCGGTCTGCTCGACGACCCGACGGGTGGAGCGACTCACCTGCACCGGGCGGGGGCGAACCCGCGATGGGCGCAAGGGCGCAGCGTCTGTGCCGAGATCGGCGGGTTCCAGTTCTACGACGACATCGAATGA